CTCTCGTGTGCCAAGACTTTATCAAGGTCTTTTGGTTTAATGCGGTCTGTCAAGACAACAGCATATCCTTCATTCGGCACATGGAATGCTTTGGCATCCTTAGACAACTCCTTGCCACTAAGTCTCTTAACGAGGTCAGCAGCCTCATCCCACTTCATAGCTACCACATGACCAGAAGCCTCCAGCTTTGCATAGAGACCACTATGTTGTCTCGCTATATCTCGGTAGGATTTGTCATGGAGTTTCAAGGCTTCATTGTAGGTTTCATTTTGGATTCTTAAGCGTTCCTCCGGTGCGATGTCTGCTGCCATCTTAATGGCTGTTGTCTCCAGCTTATCAGCATTGGAGGCAATATGGTTCTGGATGGAAGACCTACGAGCCAAAGCACCCACAGCACCGCCCAAGACACCACCTGCGAGGAAACCTAAGGCAGCAGTTGAGGCATAATCAACCTTCCCACCACACGCCAACTCTCTCATCATGCCATCAGCCGTAGCAAACGTCCCTGCAATAGCCCCCTGCTCTGCAGCATATCGAGCAATCTGAGCAGCCTTAGACACATTAGTCAGCCCTTCTCCCATGCGTGTAGCAATCTGTACACTTTTAACAGCCGTACCTACAGGGATAAGATTAATGGGGTCTACCATGTACCCAAGAAAACCTGCGGAACTCATAAGAACCTCAGCCACCTTGCTTTCATTCGCTGTTCTCCATTGAGCCACCTGTTCTCTACGCTGTTGGTCTACCAGTTTCTGATTGACCATCCATTGAATTTCCTCAGAACTCCTACCATTGAGCAGGATAAACTTCTGAGCATCCTTATCATTCGGCAGGGCATTCTTAACATAATCGACATCATCCTGTGTGATGGGGTCTCTGCCAAAGTGCCTCGAAGAATGAGCAAGGTTACCCCAAAGAGACTGAGCAACATAAGCAAAACCTGTGGATGATATGGAATCCCAAAGGTTTGTTCCAAGGGTAGACCAAAAGTCTGGAGACTCTGGTGCTTGATGCCACTCGTTGTTGACCTCATCTCTATTGGGAAAGGTCTGTGCCCATCGACCACCCATGTCTCCTGCAAGAGGGGCGTAGGTAGAGAAGAATCCACTGCCACCTTTTTGGACACCACTATCTCTTGTGTCATTCCCTGAAAAGTCAATATCCCAATGGTCTCCCTCCCATACGGCAGAGAATCCATTTTGGTTACAGAAGTTCTTAAATTCCTGTCCAGCCTTTGTGTCTCCTGTGACACCTTTGATAATGACATCAGCTTTCCACCCTGTGTGGTGGGAGTATTCACCGGAGTTATGAATCCACGTTTCTGCACCACCAGAGACAATAGGCATAAGTCCATGTTGGTCTCCCCATTGACCAATGAGGTTCAACCCATGTTTAGCCTCAGGTCTAAGGTCAGTAGTATTGGTGTACTTCTCCCCTGTGTCTGGGTTACGGAGGTTAGAATATTCATCTTCGCCCCCTCGGTTATGAGCCAACTTAGACCAATCTATTTCATCCCAAGACAATCCATCATCCTGAGGTGCAGAGGACGAACCTCCACCACCGTCAAGATACTCCTGCATAAGAGAAGGGAGGTTGTTTTGGTAATTAGGTATGTCATCCCCCACAATATAATTCAGATTATCCGGCTGGTTAGCCAATGTATATATGTAGGTGTCAACATCACGGATACCTTGGATACCAAATTTCCCAAGGTATCTGGAGTAGTAGTCAACGAACTCCTCATCACTATCAAAGTGCATGAAACCACCAGCAGTAGACTTAACGCCACCATAGTTGTGGTCATATACTGCAAGGTCTGAAGTGCCATGTGTTGACTCAAGTGCTAACTGAGCATAAGCAATCTCTGCAGGTATGTCGTTAGCTGCGGCTACCTGCTCTGCCATTTCCCTAAGGGTCACTCAGTATCCACCATCCTTTCACAAGTTAATCAAAGAGTCCTTTAGCCATTTTGATGACTGTGTCAATCATGCCCTTATTCGCATACGCCTCTGCTTCATAGGCTGTGCTCGGAGCATTATTTATGACTTCCCGACTCTGGTTGTATTCCTCAACAGAGGTTGTGTCATCATCATTACTACCAGAGGAACTCTGGGAAGATGCCCAATCAATGGCTCTCTGATAATCAGATTTCGCCTTGTCACGCACCTGCTCCAAAGACATAGTGTATCTGCCCCCACCAGCCCAATCGTTGAACTCAAAGGTCTGGGTGTTGTCATTATAGGTAATATGCACCTGTTCGGCAGCACTTGTCTTCAGGTCTTCCGAAGCTGTCTCATATTCACCATTACTTACTGCTGCCCAAATACCTGCATCCAACCCATGAGTAAACCAACCTACAGGGTCAGGGATACCCAAGTTATTTGCGATACCCTTTGGGAACGCTCCGTAATGATAGGAATAGAAGTTATTCGCAATCTGTCTATTGGCAGCCTGTACTGCCTCGGTTGCCGAGTAGCCACCTTGACACATATAGGCAACAGCCAAGTCTTCCACACGAGACTTCAGCATTGGGTCTTGTTCCAAATCTACTGTGTCTGGATTATTGCTACCTGCATTGATGATACCTTCAGTAGTCAGTCCGGCAAGCGGAAGTTGCACAGCTTGCTTAAAGGAAGACTTATCCTCATTGGAGGCATTGGTGTAATAAGACATCATCCTCAAGCCACTCTCAAAGTTACCTGTGGTATCCACGAGTGTCTTAAGGATACTGGCATCTTTAGCCACCGAAGACCCAAGGGAGTGCTCAATGTTATTGGCATTGGTGTACATGAAGCGGAAGAAGTTCATCATCTCTTCATCCCCACCAATATTAACACCACCATCATCCGTAGGTCTAAGGCTGGCGAATTTATTCTCCATATCAGCCGAGACAGAATCTCTCAGCTTAGACATCTGTGGCATATCCAAGACACGGAAGAACATATCCGAGTTCTGATTAGACATAGCATATGCCAACTGATTGTGTACGTTAGCAAGCAGGGTGTCTTCATCCAACTTGATAGAACCAATGGGTTTCCCACCATACATAGAGTTACCATTGCACCAAGCATTGAAGACAGCAGAGACTTCATTCGGATTCGAGACTTTGCCACCACCAGCGGCAGTACCCCTAAGAGATGCCCGAAGAGCAGCTTTCTTTGCACTCTCATCCGATTTTATCTGCGAGTATAACTGAGGCAGGAGTGCATTGTACTCTTCTGCCTTTTCAGGGTCAGTCTTACGCAGTCTATCTACTTCAGCCATAGCTGCCTTGTATCCGGCAATGCCCTTCTTACGATAATTCTGTACGAAGTCATACTTAGCTTGCGTATGGAACTGCCGACTATACTGAGAAGCATATGTCTTATATGTCTGCATATCCAAGAGGTCAGAGGCTTTGGTGGAAGACCCATCCATACTGGTCTGAATGGTGACATTATCCATCATCTGCTTAAATCTATCCCAATCCTGAATATGCCCTGTCTTGACCATCTCTGTTGCGAGTTGCTCAAGGATTTGCTGTCTGTACTGTACAGGCACGCCCATTAAGCGACTCTCATTGAAGATGTTCTGAACGGCTTTAGTCAAGGCATCTTTTGTCTTGAGTAACTCTGGGGCATTCAAGACAACAGCACCAACCTTACTACGCAAGTTGGCAACTGTGGTGACAACATCTTCCTCGGTCTTCTTCTTGACCCAATTGGTAGCCAAGCTATTAGCGTTGACCAACTGACTCTCATCGAAACCTGCATTAAATGCCACGATATTAGAAGGTGCTGAGTTCCCCTTAATGTTTGCCTGTTTCCACTTAGAGGAAAACTCGGCATACCTCTGAGCCTCTTCACCCATGCTCTTTGCAGGGTTCATGGCGTACTCAAGGTCATACTCATTCTTCATCTGGGTAGACATAAACTGCCCCCTCAGCTTCTCAGCATATGCCTTGAAGTAAGGGTTGGCAGTTTGGTCTACATAACCTTCCTGCTGTGCAGCATCAATCGTATTCAGTCTCTTGATATCCTCAGGAGTCATGCCGTTAATCATGCGCTCAGCCTCGATATGCCCTTTGGCATCCAAGACTTTCTCATGGTTTAGCATATAACTCTGAAAGGCATCATTGAGCCTCAAGATATTCTGAGCGAGTTCTGTGTAGCCACCAGTATAGGCAGCCACCTGACCCCCACTCACATTCTGATAACTCCCCACATACCTTGCATCAGGCTGAGGAGTGAATTGTCTTGCAGTACCTACTGCATTAGAAATAATGTTCGGCATTCTCTACCTCCTCCTTAGAAGTAACTCAACTGTTGTTTCCCTTGCGTATATGGGTTTGAGTAGCTGAAGGTGTACTTCTTGTCTACACTCCCAAACATTTTCTCCCAATCAAGATTCATGGCATAGTTACCACTACTACTGGTTGTTGGAGTAAACATTGGAGAAAAGGTAGAGGACGAAGACACACCACCATTCGCTCCACCGGAGACACCTGCCTGTGTCCTAATGGCACTAATGGAATCCAAGGTCTGCTTAGTGTTGTAGTAAGCAGTACCAAGCTGAAGCACAGTAGACAAGAACGAAGGTGCTTCAATCTGAGGAACACTCGCAACAGCTTGTCTCCCATTGAAGAGAGCAGCCTCCCTGTTGAGGTCAATCTCATTGGACTTCTTGCGGTAGTTAGACTTAACAGCACTTACGGCTCTGTTGGTGTCTGCCTCCGCAGAACGCACAAGGAGTCTAGCGGTACGCCCACCACCTGCAATACCCTCATTGACTGCAGCAACAACTCCAGCCTCTTGTCTATTCCCCTGCAGTTTTGTCTTCTCCAACTCCTGTATGGCTGCCTCAAAAGCATCCCTACGTTGTTGTTCCAAACCCTGCAGGTTATAATTCATGGAGTGGATATAGCTTCTAGCGGTCTGAGCATTGGCTCTGCTCTGGGCTGCCAAGGCTTTATTTTGGTTTGCTACGGACATTAATGAACCGATAATAGCACCTGTTACCCCCATACCTATCACACTCCTCTTGATTTTTGAATAAAGTTACCACGCCATAAGTAGCCTACGAGAGACAAAGGCAATGGCAAATCTGACTCAATCCATGCAGTATAAGCAGTATTCAGAGCCTGTACTGGTACTCGGAAGACACCAGTCAACCACGGCATCTCTGCCAACTCATACTCACCCAAGTCCTTTGAGGTCATCCTATAGGTGTACTCATGATTGTATTTCTCCACATGGACTACGAATCCACCTGTGGTATCATAGTTAATCTTAAGGTCACGAATCTGCAACCTGCCATTCAGCATAGACTCCACACTACCATTCCGTTTTGTCTGCCGGACATAGATTGGACTCAAGGTTGCCTTAAAGAGATATGGGATACCCAAGACAATATCTTCGTTCCTGTGGTCTCCATCAAACGTGATGACACCATTGGTAACCTCAAGGTCTTCATAGACACCATCATGCAATACAATGCCTACCTTCTTCAAATTGCTGGTATCCGTAACCTCATACTCATTCGCCACATTAATACTTGTGGTTTCATTGATGTCATCATAGGTTACCGAAGACACCATCTTCTTACAATCCAGATAAACACGATAGGGTTCAGCAGGGAGGTCTTTGGTGTTATAGGTGAACACAAGTTTCTCCAACACATGTTTGTCTCCCCTGTTTACCGACAGGTACAAGGTAGACCCAACAAAGAAGATGCCGAAGATATGACCACCTACATCCCACTTAGACCAAGATGCCTGTACCCTCTGCTCATTCAAGAAGAGATACTTATAGACATAGATGGAGGATTCATCCCCCTCAGTCAACAGTAACAAGACATTCTCATTGTTATCCCCAATCATCTTATAGACACCATTGGGAATATAGGATGACACATGGGACGAGATGTCCAAGGCATTCTTTACATCCGAGACCTGCTGCACGTTGTAGTATTCCTTGATACTGGTGTACTCTGCACGTTCCGCAGGGAAGTAAAGGTTATGTCCTGCCACCACAGGTCTGCAATCCGGTGAAGAGTTGAACCCTGTCACCTCAAGGATAGAGGTGTTCTTCGGAGACAACACAGTATCAGAACTCAAGATGAACTGAGTGCTGTCCGAGAAGATGTAGAGGTTCTGGTCAAAGGGAACTGCATAGTTTAAGATGTTGATACGATTGGTTGTCGTAGGAACATCAATGGGGTCTGTATCTAACAGGTCATTCGCCGTAGACATCCACCAATCAAAGAAACTCCCTGATTGGGTCAAGACAACATTCTCATCTGCCAAGACACCAAGGCGATTCCGATAGAAGAAGATGTCTCCTAGTTTCTTACCTACAAAGGATGGCAAAGGGTTGCTATCCTCATCTCCTACCTGTCTGTCTTCCCACTCAGCCCTCTTGAACGTAAAGGAACTATCAGCATTCCTTACGAGAACATGAGGCATCGTAGTGGCATCCAAAGTAGTCTCAAGGTCAGGACAAACACACTCTTCCCACACCTTCTTCGTGCCATCATACTGCACATAGTAGTTACCTGCATTGTTGTCATCAGGTGAACCCTTGACTTCCACAACGTAACCTGAAGGTGCTGCGTATGGCAAATCCGAGAAGTCCTGCACAGCGTTATTGATAGCAATCATTGCCTGATTGTTATAACCATCCTTACAGGAGATATCAGATACATTCTGTATCCTAAGCCATGAACTACCTGTGTCCACAGTATATCCTGCAGCCACCAAAGCGGTCTCTAGCTGTGTAACAATATTCGTTGTTGTAATACTGGTTACATGAGATGAGTCCGAACCATCCGGTGTCGTATAGGATGCCATCACAGTACCACTAGAAGACAAAATTTCATATGTCCTGCCATACTGCCCTGACTTAACGTGTACAAGACACCCCTGTGTAGCAAAAGCATTTGGTGACTTTGCATTTGTCATAGTCACCTTTTTGGTTCTATTAACAATAAACGTATAGTCTGCAACTGTCACCACACGGATGTCTTTCCTCGGATGTGATGTCTGCAAATACGAAGAATCTTCTTGAATAGTTACAGTCTTTTCATTTCCGTCCAAATCGAAAATGCGAAGACCATTATTATAGAAGTACATGATGTACCTTTCGGTTTCATCTCGGTTGACAAAATGCACCAAAGGTTCTGCACTATCTGCTATGTGACTCATAAGAGTCTTAATGTGTACTGTTGGTGGTCTCTTCTGGAGACCATTGGATTCCGTTGAGAATCCATTAAGCTGTTCTGCAAGCTGTTCTGGTAGTCTTAATATGGGAGGCTGTTGGCTGACACCAGACACAAGGTTCTTTACGTTCTGTGAGTAAAGCATTAGGTTCTCTCAAGGACTTCAGCGATATTCGTAAGTTGCAACATATTATAGTCTCCCATATCCAAATCATATTGCACGATATCAGCCTTAGCTTCTTGGAGATTAAATTGGAGGATACGAGACACCGCCTCATCCCCAAGGTACTTCTGTTGGAACTCAATGGCAGCCTGTGCTGCAATGTAATTCTTAAAGCAATCCGGTAGGTCATCAAAGTCTAACGCTACCGTTACCTCAAGTTCAATCTTATCCTTGAACTCAAAGGTCTTGTTGTCTATGTCATACAGGTAATCACCACGTTTGGCATAAGTACCATTAGAAGAAGTGAATTTGATAATAGAGTTATCCCAACGTATCTTATGTGTGTCCACATCCGGATACATGGTATATGTACCTCTATTAAAATCCCACCCTTGTCTCTGGACATTCCGAGAGATTTTGTCCAATAAGGCTGTAGCATTAGCCACATCAATATCAGCATCTTCATCTAAGGTATTCACAGGGTCACTACCAATGGCAGACAATATAATATTTATTGCCTCAAGTCTAGTAATAGTTGATAGCATATGACCTTCCTTTCATGTAAATAAAAAAGGGGAAGACACAAAGTCCTCCCCTCCTTTAGGTTACTTTAAGGCAATCATGCAGACTGCACGATACCGATGAACGAAGATTCAGGACGAAGACCACCGATACCGACTGCCATCTTAGCAATCATCTGGTCTGCCTGATATTCAGGGCGGCGTGCCTGTTCCATGCTGAGGTTCTTCAGACGGAGCACACCAGTAGAAGTCTTGTGGCACATCACAATCGGATGTTTGTCTGCATAGGCTGCAGGGAACACATGACCGCTACCCTGAATTACGTTGCCGTTGTCATCACCACCACGAGTGAGATGCGGGCATTCAATGATGTCGAAGCCAGCCAGACGGATGACATCACCTTCGAGGATGCTACCATTAGCACCATAATCACGATTCAGGAAG